CAGGGCTTTAATGGCTGAGCCTGGCGGCTCGCGCCGGGGTATTACTTCTTGACAGCAGCGCGAAGAGCGTTAGCGAATGCAACCGCAGTTGCGTCCACTTCCTTTTCTTCCTTCTCGATTGCTTCGTCTTCAGCTTCTTCCGGTTCGGTAGCAGCGAATTCAGCAGTCGGGAGGCTATCGCCAAGGATCGAAGCCAACTGCTTGCGTTCCGCTTCCACAGCAGCAGCAATTTGGGCACGCGTTTGAGCTTGAGCTTCAGCGCGAGCACGAGCCTGAACGGCTTGCTTCTCGCTGTGTGCTTGAGCGTTCGACGCTTCGATTACCTTGACGGCACGCGGCATATCCGGGCTTGCAGCAGCCTTGACGAAGAGTTGTGCGGCAGTTTCCACACGACCCTTAGCATGCTGTTCAAGCGCCAGAGCGACATAATCCAATGCGCGGTTGTAGGTCTTCATAGTTGAATCTCCAAGAGTGATAAACGCGTCGTTTAGTACAAGGGGCCATACGAATACGGCCCCTAAGCACCTTAGATGCGGATACCCTTAGCCACAGAGCGGCTGTTAGCAACCGACACTGCGAGCGATTCGAAGAGAACCCAACCCTTACCAGGGATGCGCTCGATGCTGATGTCGGTCGGTTGAGACTGGAGGCCACCGCGATCCGAGTAAGCACCGTGGTTGAGTGCGTCAGAGATGACGTAGAACTCACCTTGGTTCAGCACCTTGTGTTCCGGATGACGGTATGCGTCCGAAGTGATCGTGCAACCGTAGAGCACACCGAGTTCACCAGTCAACAGCAATTCGTGGCGAGCAACCGGGTCGATAGCTTGGAAGAAGTCCGAGTTACCGATGATATCCTGATAGATATCGGTTGCGATGAGCACGTGCGGTGCCTTCAGGCCCCAACGCGTAACGTTCGTCATCACTTGCGCGAAGGCGTACGGTGTGAGTTGACCGCTGATCACCGACAACGGGTTGTCGATACCAACGATTTGGTTCACTTGGTTGTACCACAGGCGGTCTTCACCAACCATGATCGCTTCCGTCGCTTCAACATACTTCTCTTGAAGAACGTCACCGGCTGACTGGTTGATTTCGTTCATCGGAATGAACGGACGCGTAACAACCTGGAGTTCAGGCGGCGTCAACCAACGGTCGCGCGTGATTTGCGATTGAATCTTGGTCGGGCTTGTGCTGTACACAGCCGTAACGTTCTTGTTACGGAGCGGGAAGCGGGGGATCGAGCCTTGCTCAACCACAACCTTCGTCAGGTACTTCCGCATGAAGCCTTGACGGTTTGCAGTGAGGTAGAGGCTGTCGGCCATGCGTTCACCGAGGACGCGGTGTGCTTCGCTGTCGTTGAAAGCGGCTTGCACCAGTTCCTTAGCGACCTTGGCTTGTTCTTCAGCACCCGCCATTACAGCGTTGCCTGCAACTTGCCCAGCCGAAGCTGCTTGGACGAATGCCATCTGGCGATTGATAAGATCACGCTTGTCCGAAGCGTTGATTTCACCATTGGCACCAACAGCGCGTTCGTTCGAACCATCAAACTTATACTCGCTGGCAGCGACCATTGGGGTGCGTGCAGCACGCACCATAACTTGCTTAGTCATGTTCTGTACTCCGAAGAGAATGTAACAGTGAGGCGGTCACATCAGTAGCCGCCCCTTATTTCTTATGGGGCTGGCTACTATTACGGAGCCACGAAAGTGATTCCGAGGAACGGAATGTCTTGAGACGGGAGCGAAACCACATAACCCGGAATTGCTACACCGTTGGTTCCAACCGTACCGAGCTTCACTTGGCCGTTAGCGCCTGCAACGAGTTGCAGAGCGGCAGTCGAACCTGCGAGTGCCCAATTTGCTGAGTGGTCGAATTCCGACGTGTACACAGTACCGCGAGTCACAACACCGATTTGGCCGATGGTGTCACCAACGTATCCGCCCGGTTGAACATCACCGAACAGGGCACGACGTTGAACAACCGTCAGGTCATACTTGTACGTAACTTGCACTTGATCGCCAGCAGTCAGGCCGCTAACTTGTGCACCAGTCACGGTGATAGCCGGAGTCGAAGTCGTCGTGTAGAACTGACCCGTAGTGAGGTCGAGTGCACCAACGTCAGCACCTGAATCAGGAGTAACCGAGAGGGTCACAACGCCAGTTGCCGGAACCAAGAAGGTTTCAACCTTGGTATAGGTCGGCTCAGCGAACGGAAGTGCCGAAGTACCTGCGATAGCGAAACCGCAGAAAATGTCAGCGCCCGTACCAGTACCAGTACCGGTCGAAGGCATAACACCTGCCGAAGTATTGCTTGCGTTGCGGACGGCGACTTGGCCTTCAGCAGGGAAACTAGCGCCCGGAGCTTGCAACATTTCAGTGCTTTGCTCGAACTTGCCAAATGGAAGATACATTGACATGGATTTTCTCCAAAAATTGGTTTGCGCTTGCTAATATTTAATTAATTGGCAAGACACACTTGAAACTTAAATTGGGCGTTGCTTGAGTGGGAAATTATTCATTCCCCACTCTCGAACTCAAATTGCGTATTACTTACGCGAAAGGCAGCGGTGCCTTACCTGAGAGAATCGAAGAAACGCTAACTGAATAACCAGCAGCCTTCGCGCTCACTTCGCTGCGGCTACGAATATTCGTTGCCGGACGGAGCAATGCAGCATGTACCGAGCTAGGGCTTGCGCCGTTGTCGTACACTTCTTCCGCGAATTCATCTTGTTCTTCATGACCAGCCGTGGTCTGGCTTTGGAAGTCAGGCGATGAAGAATCACCGAACATTCCTTCGTCACCAACCATGTCGAGAGCCTGCACGAAGTTCGCGCGAGTTTCTTCCGGCATAACAGCAACTTGCTTAGCCACGGTAAGGATCGCCTTAGCGAAGTCGATACCCTTCGTTGCGAACACCGAAGCGAGCATCTTCTGATGACCGCGAACACCAGCCGCTGACAACTCAGTATCGAGTGCCGCACGCAGTTCGTTCGTCTGGTTCTTGAAGAAACCCTTGTTGATACCAACAGCAGCGATAGCCAGAGCCTGTTCGAGAACATCGAACTGCGCTTCAGCTTCAGCGCGGATTCCAGCAGTCAGCTTTTG